AGCTGTCTTTATGGCAGGTGGGCCAGGTAGTGGTAAATCACTTGCAGCTAAAAAATTAGGATTTTTAACTATGGGGTTACGACCAGTAAACTCAGATTCATCATTTGAAATGGGTCTTAAGAAAGCAGGTCTTTCACTTAAAATGCCAGAAGATGAAGAAGAACAAAGAGATGCAATAAGAATCCATGCAAAAGCAATGACTGGAAGACGACAAGACATGTATGTCAAAGGTCGTTTAGGTATGGTTATTGATTCTACTGCAAGAGATATTAAAAAAATAATTGTACAAAAAAAATTACTAGAACAACTCGGTTACGAAACTGCAATGGTCTTCGTAAATACTTCTTTAGAAACTGCATTAGATAGAAACAGACAAAGAGAACGAAGTATACCAGACAAAATTGTGCAAGACAATCACAAAGTTGTTCGTGCAAATATGGGTAAACTACAAAATACATTTGGTAGAAGTAAATTTTTTATTATAGATAACGATGGAGATACCAAAGACTTAGATAAAAATACAACTAAAATTTTTCCTAGACTACAAGCTTTCGTTAAATCATTCCCAACTAACAAAATGGCAACTGCATGGAAATCTGCATTGACCATGAAACCTATGAAAAATGTTGCACTTGCAGCTGCATATGAACATCCAGCAGATATGGATAAAAGATTATTTTCAGAAGATACAAGAACAGATAGTTTAAGAGACAAACAAGATAGAGAAAAAGAACAATTAAAAGTTAAACATGACAGAGAAATGGATGCAGACAGACGAAGATTAACGAGACTTAAAAATAGAAGTACAAATCCAACTGATACAAATGAAGTATCCGATGCAGTTATGGCTACAAAAGAAAAAATTTACAAAGATTTAAAGAAAAAGAAAGATTATTTTGAAAAAGAGTATGGAGACAAAGCATCGGAAGTAATGCATGGAACAGCAATGAATATGGCAAAGAAACAACATAAAGTTGCAGAAGGTAAATTTACTAGTGAATTAACAAGACAATTACAGTTAGAAGTACTTAATATGTCTCAAAGAAGAGCAATTGGTATGAGAATGAGACGACTTGCACAGAAGATTGCAAGGTCTAAAGCTCGTAAGAAGAAGAGAATGAAGACTAATGACCAATTAAAACAGAAGGCAATGAAGACTGCAAGAACCATTCTTTTTAAAAAAATGTCTGGTGGAAAGGCTGCAAGTCAACTTGCAATGGGTGCCAGAATTGCAATCGGTAAAAAATTAGATAAAAAGAAAGGTGCAATTCAAAAATTAAGTAAAAAACTTTTTCCTAAAGTTAAAAAAGCTGAAGTACAAAGACTTAAAAAGTTTAGAGATTCACAGTCTAAGAAGTGATATATATAAATACTAGAGGAAACATTAATAGGAGACCACAATGTCAGATATAAAAGATAGATTAAAATTCAACAGTGGGACTGATAAAGTAACTAAATCTGTTGCTGATGCGGTCTCAGAAGTCCTTAACTCTGGACAAACACCTAAATCTCGTTTTGAACAACAAGCAGAACTTATGGGTTATCCTTCACAGGACAAACCAGAAGTTGCAGAATCGTTCACAAAAGAACTACAAGAACTTAAAAAAGCAGTAAATGATTCCAAGAGGGAATTCGTTGCAGCTGCAAGACAAGCAAAAAAAGATGGTAAAAAAACTTTTATGTTTGCTGGTAAAGAATATCCAGTAAAAATTAAAGAATCACCAGTAAAAGAAGACAATACTAATAACAAGTCAGACGATGGTGATGGGTTAGACAAAGTACAACCTAAAGCAGTTAAGAAAAAGTTTAAAGATAGAAAAGACAAAGACATCGATAACGATGGAGATGTTGATTCATCTGATAAGTTCTTACATAAGAAAAGAAAAGCAATTTCAAAAGCAATTGACAAAAAAGAAGATGCATCCGAAGGAAAATACGATGCAAGAAGTAAATCATTTAAAGAAACACTTCGAAGACTCGGATATGTCAAAGAAAAATCATTGATATACACTAATAAAAAATCTGGAAAATAAATGTCAAAATATATGAAAGTAACTTCATCTATTGCAGATGCATACAGGTCTATGCACGAAAAAGTAGACGAAGAAGTTTTAAATGAGGAGTTAATAGACTCTCTCATCGAAGATGTTCGTGATGAAGAAATTGATGAGTGGATAGACTACCTAGATGAAAATAAAGACTTAGATGAAGGTGCATTAGCAGACAAAGCTAAGAAGTCTGGTATTTCAGTAGGAACATTAAGAAAAGTTTATAATCGTGGAATGGCTGCATGGAAAACAGGTCATAGGCCAGGAACTACTGCACAACAATGGGGTTATGCACGCGTAAATGCATTTATATCTAAAAAGAAAAGTGGTAAGTTAAATCACGACCAAGACCTTGCACATATCATACATCCAGATGACAGTATGTTAGACGAAGCATACTCAAAAGAAATGCCACTCAAAACATATGCAGACAGAGTTGGTATTAATGCCAAAGAAAAACAATGGATAATGGATAATGAAAAAGATGAACCAATGTATTTTCCTAATGATAAGTTTAAATCTTCTTTAGTCCTTAGTTATCCAGTTAGAGATGGTGACTACTACTTTTCATTTTTAACAGATTATGGTAAAGGTGTAAACCTAGCTAAACAATCAAATTTAAAAATGAATCTACTCTTGCAAAAAGAATACAAACAAGCACTTGCAAAGAGTAAAATTGATTTTAAAAAAGAACCAGAAAAATTATATGCACTTTCTGGACATCTTTGGAACATTATGTCAAAAGCATTTGAAAAACTTCCAAAAGACCTTGGTGCTGGTGATACAATGACTAGAGATGAATTATATCTTGCAATTGACCACTTAGTTGGAGCAGAACCTCAATTTGAGTCATATGATTATCAAGGTGAAACTATCCAAGAAGGTAGGTTATCTGGTATATTGGGAACAATTGCAAACAAAATCAGAAGTGCAAAAAAGAAAATCGGAAAAAGAATTAAACTAGGTAGAAAAGCAAAGGGATTAGATAGTATCAAAGAAAATCAATCACCTAAGTATGATGCAAATATACTTAAGTCAGTTGCAGACACATATGCATCAATGCAAAATTATGGAATACAAGGTGACATTGTAGAAGAAACTCAACTCGATGAAGTTAAAAGACAAGAAGTCGATGCAATGAAAAAGGTTTCTAAAGACATGCAGAGTGTCTTAAAATCTTATCAGAAGATTGCAAACATGGGTGACAAAGAACTCAAGAATACAGTTCATAACAAATCTTACAAACAAGTTTTAGATGCAAGAGACACAATCCTTAAAATGATTGGAACTCTTAACACTAAAATGTTAATGCAAAAAGAAAACTTTGAACTAGTAGAAGCATCTGCTGGTGAAATGATTGACAAACTATTCAATCTAAAAGGTAATAAAGATGCTGGATATGGTGTTGCAAAGTTGTTAAGTATGACTGGTGTTAAAGTCATTCAAGCAATGCAGAAACAAAATCCACAAGGATTTATGAAAACTGTAATTGCATTAGGTAAAGAAAAAGGTAAAATGCAAATACCAACTAACAATGCCTTGATGAAGATGTTCAAACAACAAGGTGTAAAACCTTTACCAGAAGAACTTGACAATGACGACAAACCAGTAGTGAAAAAGATTGTCACTATGTTGAAAAAAGCAAGTAAAAAACATGCAAAACAAGCAGGTGATTTAGAAAAGGCAGTATCAGAAGCAGTAAAACCAAAGTTTAACCTTAAGGTCAAGTATGACGGCACATTTGAAAAAGGTAGAGGCCCTACAGGTATTTCTTATGCTATTCCTAGTGGTCATCCAGATGCAGAAAATCCTAAAACAAGAAAGAAATATCCAGAGAGACAAACACCTCAATACAAAAAACTCTATAAAGCAATACTTAAAAAGAAAGCACCTAGACTATTAAGAGACCATCCTATAAGTGAAGGTAAAGGAGTCAATCGAGCTCAACAAGCTGCAATTGCAATTGCAAAGAAAAAGTCTGGTAAGTATGATAAAGATGGTAAAAAAATAGATGAAAGAGTCAAAGATGGTAAAGTAGACCCACTATCTAAAATGGGTAAATCTAAACTTACAGGTCAAGAAATAAACAGATATTACAGAGAAAATCCAAAACAAAAAGCAGCTGCAAGAGATAAAACAGTTAAGAAAGCAATCGAACTTGCACTTGATTTAAGTGGTGCAACAAACTATGCAATCAAAGAGATAGAAAAACTTAAAAGAGGATTATCTAAAAATCCAGCAGTTAAACTTGCATTACAACATGCAAACGAATCAAAAGAATTTAGAGGACATCATGTAGTAATCGAACAACTTTCTGGTGCAAATATGGTCAAACTAAAAACATATGGTAAGATGATGGCAAAAATGACCAAACTACCATTTGATGAAAATGACCCAGAAAAAGGTATCGATAAGTTAATGGGTCAAGTTTGGAAACAAAAACATGTTCCAGCAAACTGGGAAAGACTGCATAAGATGGTTATGATGTTAAAAGGTATTGGTGTTAAGATGCCTTCTCTTAAAGGTAAATACATGGGATTAGACCCAGTATCCAAGAAAGCAATCTTCTATAAAGAAGGTACAGGTGAGATAGTAGACTGGAACAAAGATATTTCTGAAATTAAAGAAGGAATAGAAGAAATTGTTGAAGCACAGGAAATGAAAGATGCAGATGTAAAAAAGATTGCTCAAATGACAGACAGAAATGACCACAATGGTTCATTAATGCATCTTGCAAAAGTTATGGGTGACAGAAAATCACTTGATGCTTTAAAGGGTATAATGCAAACACATAAAGCATTAGGTCATATGCCTAAAGGGTTAATTGATACTCGAATGGCAATATTCGATGACCTCATGAAACAGTCTAAAAAGAAATACAGAAATCACAACGATATCTATTCAGCATTGTAGGGAGTTGTCATGAAGAGTTTAAAGACTTTCCTTGAGAGAAACTACAAAAAAGAATACGAAAACTACCATTCTAAACCAGAACAGAAAAAAAGAAGAGCTGGTAGAAACCAAGCACGAAGACAACTAAAAGATACCAAAGGTATTGTTGGTAAAGATGTGCATCATAAAGATAACAATCCGATGAACAACGATAAATCAAATCTCTCAATTGTTACACAAAAGTATAACAGGACTGAACCTCGTCTTAGAGATGAGGAAAGAGAACCTCAAGATAAAGATATTGCAGATAAGAAAGGAACTCAACCAGCAAAGTATTTTAGAGGTCTTAAAAAATCTACTAAATCTAAAAGAGATACACACTTCAAAAAAAATGATGGTAAAGGTTCAACTAAAGATGCACCAGGCGATAAAGAAGCAAGAAAGAAACCTATGCCAAAGTCTAAGTATACTAAAGACTATCATAAAACCTATGGAGAAGTTCTTGCATATGAAGCTCGTGCATTTCATGATTTCGGTGCATCAAGTCCAGCTGCAAATAATAAGATAAGAGACATTGCAAATAAAGCAAGAGATTACAAAGATGCAATGAATAAAATTGTAAATTTTGCAAGAGGCTCATCAACTCCAAGTAAAAAGTTTGCACAATCTATTGATGCAACTAAATTTACTGATTTTTTACCAGATAAAGATGTTCAACAAAGTATAAAAGATTTTATTCAACAAAGAGATAGGGTTAAAAAGTTAGGGCCTCGTGCAAACGACCCAGATGCAAATCTTCAAGTGCAACTTAAAGGTGCAGAAGATTTAAGAACTGGAAGTGACATTAGACTGGATGATGGTAAAACAATTAAGGTAACTCAAAAGAATGCAAAAATAATTAACATGGCATTGGATAAAGTAAAACCACAAATGAGAGTCCAATTAATTAAATTATTAGGAAAAAACAAACAATCTTTTATGAAAGCTCTTGGTGCAATAAAAAGAAGTATGACATAACACCTACATATCTATATTATGAATATATTATTTACAGAAATGGAATATCATAATCTTCAATGGCAAGTAAAATTAGTTGAAGAGGGTCACACAGTATATACTACTCAAACAGGAAGTCCAAACTATTTAAAAACACTTAACATAAATTCAATATCAGAAATTGAATATCGTGTTTTTACAAATCCAGACAATTATACTGAACTCAATAATAACTTACCACTAACACATTTAGATAAATTAGAACAAGTAATAGAAAAATATAAAATTGATTTAATCATAAACACTTGGCCTACTTTTAATAGTATTATACATAAAAAAGATTTTGGAATTGATATCATATCTGCAAATGAAACATCAATAAAATTAGAAACAGAAAAACAATTTGGAAAAATGTTTGCAGAAAAGTGTGGTATGAAAGTACCTAAAACTCTACAAACAGGCAAAGACCACAGAGAGTTAAATACAGAACCATTACCTAATCAGTTTATTTTAAAACCATCTGAGTTTTGGAATTCTTCAACAGTTATTCAAGATAAAAAAATACTTGAACATTCGTCAATCGGAGTCCTATTAGGTATTCCATTGGCAATGAAATATTTTTGTGAGGAGCATATTAAAGGATATGAAACAAACATATCTTACATTATGTCAGAAGGAAAATGGTCATTTACATTTTCAGAACATTGTGATGAGTCAAAATCAAAACAAATTAATGGTGAAGGCCCTACTGCATGGTTTACTGATACAATTATAGAACAACTTACACCAGAAATAGATAAACAAGTAAGAGATAATGTTGTAGAATATCTTAATCAAGCTGGTAAACTGGGTGGTACATATGAAGGTAGTATTACTCAGATGTTAGGGGAAGATGGTGAATTATATTTTTTAGAAAATAATTGTAGACCATATGTACAAAATACTTTTCCATTACCTTTAGGTGGTAACGAATACTTAGATGCATTTAGAAACAACCCTCAGAAGATAGGTGATTGTTTTGTCGGTAAGAATTTTCCTAAGTTAGTTTTACAAAATGGTAAAGAATATCCAGTACATTTACATGAAAAATATGGTATTCCACATCCTACAAACATAGAAATTATTGAAGATAAATACATTGTAAACCCACATAATTTCAGTGCTAATGGTGTTGTAGTGGTTTTTGAAGATGAAATCAATATGGACTTTGTAAATGAAGTAGAGAAAGAATCAGATTTCAAAGCATATTGGGGTAACTGAGATATCAAAAGTTATAAATACAAGAGTATAAACAAAAAAGTTTTCTATCAGAGAACTAACAAACGAGGAGATAATTATGTCTTTATGGGGTAATTCAGATGCAGACGAGTCAAAACCTAAGTGGTTGACAGCTGCAGAAAAAAAACTAACTTTTGCAACTGCAAAAGGTTGGGTATTCAAGAAGTCTGACAATCACCAAGAAGAGGTTCTCTGTGCAATTGGAGAACTTGCAACTTCTATCGGTCAAGCAGATATAACAAGTATTGATTGGGTATCAACAGCATTTGATAAATCAGATGGTGGTACTTTATCAGCAACAGTGCTTTTCAATGAGAAAGTAACAGTTGATACTTCTGGTGGAACACCTACATTATCAGTAACTAATGGTAACCAAGGTTCTGGTTCTGGAAGAGGGCCACATTTACTTGCATATGCAAGTGGTTCATCAACCAACAAACTTACATTTAGTCTTGCAATCGGAGCTGCAAATGCAGCAACAGCTGCAGATGATGTATTAAGTTTCGGTGCAAACCCACTAGCACTTAACAGTGGAACTATTGTTGATAGTGCAGAAGGTGGTAATGCAACAATTACTAGTGCAGCTTCAATCGGAACTGCAGCTGGTACAATTACTGTAACTGCCTAATTGGAGTAACAAATGAACTATATTATTAAAGGAACAGAGGCTGCATTAGGAACATCCACAGGTGCAGCTTCTAATTTTAGTCGTGCAATATATGTAAGACTATTTAATTCTGGTGCAAGTACAACAAGACACTTAGTAACACTAGAACAATCAGATGGAACTGATATCGGAACTTTTACGATTGCTGGTGGTGAATCCATCGTAGTCAAAAAAGATGCAACAGACCAATTATTTGCAGCTAACGCTGCAGTATTGGGTGTTGCAGTAAGTGTCGAAGGTTAAAACTATGAAATCATTTAGAAAATACATACAAGAAGCATACGAAAGTCAATCATCCGATGTAACAGGTAGAGTTGATGTAAGTGATTTGCATCAATTCTCATCTGATAAAGGAATTTTGTCTAAATTAAACACTTGGATAGGTGATATTGCAGACAGAGAACACATTACAGTTCAAGCTGCTTTAGAACAATTATACAGAAAAGTAGAACAAGTTGGAATAGAATTTGATACAATTATCGATGAAGATGTATCTGATTCTGGTTCAATGGATTTACCTATTACACAATATGGTGGTAGAATGGGTAAAGACGAAGAAGGAAATGATTTAGATGACGATTTTATTTCATCTAAAGGGCCTGAGTTGTCTATGCATGTTGAATACGAAAGAATGCCTAACAAGATGTTCAAAGTAGTTGCAGATATCAGATAAACTTTTCTTTTAATTTACCTATATACTACTATAATAGTAGGATATAAATTATGAAATTATTTGAAAAGTTGACAGATGAAAATTTCACGATGTTTGCAATGCAGTGTTATGATAACCCTCAATGCACATCGATGGAAGAGTTCATGGAAGACCTTCGTAGGTTTAGATATTTAAAAAGACTATTACGAAGATACTATAAAAATGGTGAACTCAGAGAACGATTAATTCTTAATCACCTCATCGTCATTTTCAATATTTTTGGATTTGATAACACAATAAAAATGTTAGAATTCAAAATTGACTTGGAGTACTGGCCTGTACTTAAAACTTGTTTAATCTATATGGACTATGTGAAAGAAGATTGGAAGACTGAAATACCAGTAGATATGGAAGTAGCAGGAACATTAAGAGAATTATGACACAGGTACAATTAAAAGAAGGTGCAATGAATGTAGTCGATACAGTTATTGTATTTCGTATTCTTAAAATGATGACCAGAAAATGGAATGAGATGGACGCATATAAGTTTGGTCTTATTGATGACAATGGTAAAAGAATAAAAACCAAAAAACCTAAAACCTCAGAAGAAAAAAACTCATTCACACTACTACATAGATTAGTATTTAATTTAAAAAGAGTCTTAGAACTTCTACCATTTGGTAGAACCAGACTTGCATCTTACGCTGCATCGTTAGCACTTCTCAAAGAACATTTTGAAATAGATGGAAAATATCTAGAAGAATCGTTCTACACATACTTAAAAGAAAATGATTTAGTAATTGACCTATTAGAAGGTCATAATAATATGAACAATTTACAAAAAGGAAAAGAATACGAACTAAGACAATCAGTTTGGAATGAAGAAGATAACATAGGTCATAGGGGTGACTATGTTCAAGTATTAGGTAAAACTGATACTGTAATGGGAGTAGACATTTATCGTGTTTACAATAGGTCTCAAGACCAATCAATGTTAATCACAGGACATGATGTAAAATGAAAATATCTAAAGTAGATAATCCACCAAAAGAAGATAAACTTTTTGAGGGTGCAAACTATCCAGTCGAACAAGAATTAAATCCAGAAGATGTTGTAGAAATATTTAATACACCATTAACTGGTTGTTACAACTGGGATTATAAGGTTCAAGATAATCGTATAAAAAAACTATATGAACTTGGTAAAGAATTAGAGTGGAATGTAGAAAAGGATGTAGATTGGAGTATTCCTTATCCAGAATTTAGTGATGATGGTTTTAAGTTTATGGATGACCAATGGAAAAACCATAAAGATTATGCAAAGTTATCCTATGAAGATAGATGTCAGTTTATCAAGGATAGTCAAGATTGGACTATAAGTCAACTTATGCATGGTGAACAAGGTGCATTATTAGTTGCATCTCAACTTACAAGTTGTGCTCCAACATTCAATGCAAAACTATATGCAGCTTCTCAGACCTTTGATGAGGCAAGACATGTAGAAGCATTCAACAAATACTTACAAACTAGAATAGGTAGAATTATGCCTATTGGAAATAATTTAAAAGCATTACTCGATAAGATACTCACAGACCCAAGATGGGATTTTAAATTCATAGGAATGCAAATTATTATAGAAGGACTTGCACTTGCAATTTTTAATACTATAAGAGATACTACTCAAGACCCAGTATTTAAAAGATTGTTAGGACTTGTAATTCGTGATGAAGCAAGACATGTAACATTTGGTGTAAATTATTTAACAAGTTTTGTTACAACATTAACAGAAGAAGAAAGAATAGAAAGAGAAGATTTTTGTTTGGAAGCATGTACTGTTATGAGAAATAGATTTAAACAATATGAAGTTTGGGAAAAATGGGGATTTGATTTAGAATATACAGACGAGTGGTCTAGAGAAAATACATTAAGTTCACAATTTCAATATCTATTATTTAACAGAGTTATGCCTAATCTTAAGAAGATTGGACTACTTCCAGATAGACTTTTACCTAAATATGAACAGTTAGGTGTTTCACAATGGATTGACTCTGAATCAGATTATGAAACATCATGGGAAGAATTAAGTAAACCATTAGAGAGTGTAGCATGAAAATAAAAAGGTTTAAAGATATGTTCGAAGATGCACCAGTCAATGCAACTGGAGATGCAGTGTCGACTAATAAACCTATTGTTCGTAAAAAGAAAAAGAAAGATAATTCTGGTTATAGAGAAGTAGGAACACCAGAACTTTTAAAAAGGTATATAGAAGATACACCTGGCCAAGAAATGTTTGAAGCAAAAAAAGATATGACTGCAATCTCTTCTTGGAAAAAGAAATTAAAGAATGTTAAAGGTATTTCTAAAGACACTATACAACAATTATCTACATTACCTACACCAGTTATTACATCTTTAATAAATCAAATAGGTATGATTGTTGCTGGTGACGAAGACGAACATCCACCTCATGTAAAAGACAAAGAAAAAGAAAAGAAAAAAGTTGTTCTTAAAGGTTCACTTGCAACTGAGGGAAGAGAACTTGCACATCATCTTACAAATGTTCAAGAATCAAGACTTCTAGTAGATGGTAAGTTAGTAACAAGTGTTGAACAAGTGCTTAGTGTAATTATTAAAAAACTTAAGTCTGAGATGGGTAAAAAATATAAACAAAATGCAAAAGATGGTCTTGCATATATTAACAATATTGCAAAGATGGTAGGAATGAAAGCAACAGACCAGAAACAATCAAAAGGTAAATTATTTTTAAAACTAGGTGAAGACCTAGAAGAGGGTGCAAAGTATACTAATATACATAACAAAATTAAGAAGATTAGAAATTTAAAAAGAAAAGAATCTGAGTTTATTGCAAGTATAGACCCAGCAGTATTAGGTCAAGTAGTTAAGGCACTTATACCTATGTTTGAAGAGACAGACATACAAGAAGGTCTCTGGGATAATATCAGAAAGAAAAAGGCAAGAATTAAAGCTGGTTCTGGTGAGAAGATGAGGAAAAAGGGTGAGAAAGGAGCTCCTACTCCAGACCAAATCAAAAAAGCACAGGAAGAATGTTGTGCAGAATGTCTTGGTTACTATGACCATATGATTACAGAAGCAGAGTATCAAGGTAAGAAAGTCAATTTAAATGACCCTATAAGGACTTCTGAGAACCCTAACAAGAAGTTTAAGGTCTATGTAAAGAATGAGAAAGGAAAGGTCGTGGTGGTTCGTTTTGGAGACCCTAAGATGGGTATAAACAGAGACAATGCAGAACGAAGAAAATCATTTAGAGCAAGACATAATTGTGCAGACCCAGGCCCTAAATATAAAGCAAGATATTGGTCATGTTATCAGTGGAGAGCAAGTGCAAAAGTGGATAACTAAGATTTGGGAGTGGATTAAGTTTGCATTTTGGTGGTTCATAGACTTATTCAGAGAAAGATATGAAGTAACTGTATCATTTAACAGAGAATATGGTGATGCAGATGATAAAAAATATATTGCAAAAAAAATTTATAAACAAACAGAAAGACACTTAAAATTCAAAGATGAAGATGATTGTCTTGTAGAATTTAGAAGTGCTGGTGGGTTACACTATATAATAAAAGAGTTATAAAATGTCAGTAGAACAAATTATTGCAGACCATTTACACATAGATGTATCAATTATAAATGACGATAGTAAAATTATGGAAGATTTGGGTGCAGATTCATTACATACAGTAGAACTTGTTATGAAGTTTGAAAATGCATATGATATGCAAATACCAGATGAAGATACAGATAATCTAATTACTGTAGGTGATGTAAAAAAATACATTGAGGAATATTCATAATGAATCAAATGTTTATGGGAATTATATTGATATTAGGTCTTGCAACCTTTTATCTTTATAATCAAAATCAAACATTAAGTGCAAACAATCTTGCACTTGAAGGTGCAGTTGAGGAACAACAAGCAGCCATGACTGCAATGAAAGAATCATTTGAAAAACAAGGTAAATCCTTACAACAAATGATGCAAAAAAATGCTCAGATTGAACAAGAAATGAATCAATATCTTGACATTTTTAGAAGACATAATTTAAACCAACTTGCAATTGCAAAGCCAGGAATGATTGAAAAAAGAATCAACGATGGAACTGCACAAGTTTTTGAGAGTATAGAAAATGACAGTAAAGAATTGGATTCTTTGGACGACCCTTCCGCTGATATTAATCCTAACAACTAGTTGTGCTAGTTTTGGGACTAAGAAAGTAGATATTGTATCCAAACCATTAGAAATAGATATATTACAACCAACAATGCCTAGGAACATTGATTTAAAAGAACCTAGGTTTTATGTAGTATCTGAAGCTAAGATTGCAAATCCATGTATCAAAAATGAAGAAGGTAAAAGACCTAGAACCAAAGTAGATGGTAAATGGGTATGTGATTTGGGTAAAGAAAACCCAGATTGGCCAGAAGATTACACCTATCTTGATAGATTCATAGATGATATGAAAAAGATGAATAATGGTGATGTCGTCTTTGTTGCATTTTCGGTCAGTGATTATGAACTCCTTGCATATAATATGCAAGAATTACGAAGATACATTCGTGAAGTACAAGAAGTAGTAGTTTACTACAGAAATGTCACCATTAAGAACCCAGATGGTTCTACCTCACAGGGTCAAGCTGCAGTTATAAAGAAAAACTAAAACCAATGTCTAAGTAATCCCAAGAGAGAGGGATTATTACCTTGACAAATACCAATTATATAGTATTATAGGTATATGTCTTTGTGGATTGATAAAAAATACCTTAAACTGGTATCCCCTAAATTTCGTAATGTGAAATGGAAGGACGATAAAGTTCTTAACCATTCATGTCCTTATTGTGGAGACAGTTCTAAGAACCAGTTGAAAGCAAGAGGGTATCACTTTCAACATAAGGATACCTATGTCTATAAATGTCACAATTGTGGACATTCAACTAATATAGGTATTTTTCTCAAAGACCACGATGAAATGTTGTATAAACAATGGGTCATGGAAAGATTCGGTAAGAAGAATGATACCAGACCAGTTGCACAACAGAACTTTACTTTTAAACCACCAAAGTTTAAAGAAAACCCACTTGGTAAATATCCTAAAGCAGAAGATAGTAAACTATGTGTTGACTATTTGACTTCAAGAGATATACCATACGAACACTGGAAAGACATGTACTTTGTTGAGTCTGCACAAAGTCTAAGTTCAATAAATTATAAGTATAATAAGAGAGTTTTAGGAAACGACCCAAGACTAGTTTTACCCTTCTATGATAGACAAAAAAATCTCATAGGAGTCACAGGTAGAGCATTAAATGATTCACAACTGAGATATTTAACACTACGATTCGATGAAGAAAAGCCACTTATTTTCAATCTCGACAAAGTTGATTTCAACCAACCTCTTTATGTTGTTGAAGGGCCAATTGACTCTTTATTTCTGGACAACTGCATTGCAGTCGCTGGTTCAGACTTCTCCAAGGTAACAAACGAAATATCCAAGAGTAATTCAACTCTTGTCTTTGATAATGAACCAAGGAATAAAGAAATCATCAAAAAGATGAAAAAGATGTCAGAGCTTGGATACAAAGTTTGTGTGTGGCCCGAGACAATAAAAGAAAAAGATATCAATGACATGTGGTTGGAAGGAATGAATTCCCCAGTCAAAGATGTGATAGACGAGAATACAAGACAAGGTTTAGAATTATCCCTTGCAATTAATAACTGGAGTAAAGTATAGTGAATGGTAATGGACTTAGTATAGTAAAGAGGGATGGGTCAAAAGAAAATTTAAATCTAGATAAAATTCATAAAATGGTAGAAGCTGCATGTGATGGTATCAATGGGGTTTCTGCATCACAGGTTGAAATGAGTGCAAACTTATCTTTTTATGATGGAGTCACAACTCAAGAGATTCAAGACACATTAATAAAATCTGCATCAGATTTGATATCATTGGATACCCCAAATTATCAATATGTAGCTGCAAGACTTTTATTATTTGCAATTCGTAAAGATGTCTTTAACACCAAATGGAAAGACAGTAAAATCTATCCATCATTAAAGGATATAGTAGAAAGAAATATAGAAATCGGTGTTTATGACAAAGAATTGATAAGTTATTATGATGATGAAGAATGGAGTAAATTAAATTCATATCTGAATCATAATAGAGACCTAATGTTTGCATACGCAGGTCTCAGACAGGTAGTGGATAAATACCTTGTGCAAGACAGGTCATCTGGTAAATTGTATGAGTCTCCACAATTTATGTATATTTTGATTAGTGCAGTCCTATTTAAGGACTACCCTAAAGAAACGAGGTTAAATTATGTTAAAAGATATTATGACGCGATTAGTCAATTTAAAATCAATATTCCAACCCCAGTTATGGCAGGAGTCAGAACCCCTCTTAGACAATTTGCTAGCTGTGTTCTGGTGGATAGTGATGATACTCTTCCAAGTATTTTCTCTAGTGACATGGCTATTGGTAGGTATGTTGCACAGAGGGCTGGTATTGGTATCAATGCTGGTAGGATTCGTGGAATCAATTCTAAAATTAGGGGTGGAGAGGTTCAGCACACAGGAGTTATACCTTTCCTCAAGAAATTTGAATCCACAGTTAGATGTTGTACTCAAAATGGAGTCCGCGGTGGTTCGGCTACTGTCCATTTTCCAATCTGGCATCAAGAGATTGAGGACATTATTGTTCTCAAAAACAATAAAGGAACAGAAGATAATAGAGTAAGAAAGTTAGACTATTCTATTCAATTATCTAAATTATTTTATGAGAGATTTATTAAAGACGAGGATATCACTTTGTTTTCTCCTCACGATGTGCCTGATTTGTACGATGCATTTGGCACAGATAAGTTTGATGAACTATACGAAAAGTACGAGAGAGCTTATTCTATCCCTAAAAAGAAAGTAAGTGCAAGAACACTGTTTATGGATATGCTCAAAGAAAGAGCAGAAACAGGAAGAATCTATATTCAGAATATTGACCATAGTAATAGTCATAGTTCCTTCTTAGACAAAGTGAACATGAGTAATCTATGTCAAGAAATAACATTACCTACAACACCTATAAGTCATCCAGACGATGAAGAAGGTGAGATTGCACTTTGTATACTATCTGCAATCAATGTAGGTGCAATTAAACTAGAAGAACTACCAGAGTTATGTCAACTGTCAGTTCGTGGATTAGATGAACTAATTGATTATCAAAGATACCCAGTAAGAGCTGCAGAAATATCAACTAAGGCAAGAAGGAGTTTAGGTATTGGATACATTGGACTTGCACATTTTCTTGCAAAGAACAAAGTTAAATATGGTGATGCAGAAGCACATAAATTAGTGCATGAACTTACAGAAAGTTTTCAATATAATTTATTAAGAGCATCAAACAAACTTGCAAAAGAAAAAGGTAAATGTGAGTGGTTTGATAGAACAAAATATGCAGAAGGTAAACTACCTATTGATACATATAAAAAAGATGTTGACGAAATTGCAAAACCAGTGTATAAAGAGAACTGGGATAAATTAAGAAAGTCAATAGAGAGTTTTGGACTAAGACATAGCACACTGTCTGCACAGATGCCCTCAGAGTCCTCTAGCGTCGTTTCTAATGAGACAAATGGTATAGAACCACCTAGAGACTATATTACTATTAAAAAGTCTAAGAAAGGGCCTC